TGGCAGTTATCTCCCTGGTTCCAGGCCTGCTTCTTGGTGCCCTAGTGTCATTAATTGACGGTGACCTTGGGATAATTACCACTGGTGTTGTATTCGGCTGGCAATTCATTGAATTGATCTCCAAAAGGAAAAGTAATTGGTGAGCTAATTCAATTACACTAGACCAATTCATTTGGTTCAAAAGGGTAATTAATTATGGCTAATAACCTATTTGAGGATGCCCTAGCAGCCGAAGGGGTAACAGGTCGCTTGGCCGATGTGGCTCGCAGTATCTACCGGCAGGAAAGTGGTAGTGGCAAGAACACCAAAACTTCCAATGCTGGAGCCACTGGTGGGATGCAGATCCTGCCTGGTACCTTTGCTGGTGTGGCTGATCCCGGTTGGAATATCAAAGACCCGATGCATAACGCCAGGGCTGGCATCCGATACCTAAGTGAGATGAGCAAGATTGCAGGTGGTGACCCGGCCCTGACTGCAGCCGGTTACTATGGTGGCCCGGTTGGCTTGGAGAAAGCCAGACGCGGGATTGCTGTATCTGACCCCCGTAACCCGAATGCTCCAACAACGCTGCAGTATGGTGCTCAGGTTGCAGCTCGCGTACCCAAGGCTAGCGCCGCACCTACCGTGGCTGCGGCTACCCCTGTGGTTGTAGCTCAAGCTGCACCGGTCCCTGCCACAACCGTACAAGCCGTGGCACCTGTTGCTCCTCTAGTTCAGGCGCAAGCGCCTACGGAGCCATTGCCCCAAGCGGTGGCACAGCCTGATGCGTACCAGACCTTCCTGGACAACTACCGTGCAGCGCAGGCTCCGGTACAACCGGCTGACCTAGCTTATGATGAACCCAAAGTGTACGCCCCACCTGAAGTACAGCGCCCTGACTTCATGGCCGCTTTGGGAATGCTGGGTCAAAACACCAACCCGTCCTTTCGTCCTTTCGGTTCCTGGAAAACTAGAGTCTGATGGCTGATCTCATCGAGAAAGCACTTGCTCCCTGGAAGGTTGAGGACTATCTTAACCAGACAAATTACTTGGCTGATCCCAAGTATGTCCCGAGTGAGTTCGCCCTGGAGTTTGTCACTTTCATTAAGTTGGTGAGTGGTGCGCAGGGTGAGGAGCACAAAACACCACTGGTTCATTATCGGATGCTGGATACCATAACCGATGGCGGCCGACGTGTGGTCAACCTATGTCATCGTGGCATTGCCAAGACTACTGTGATGGGTGAATACCTGTTCTTGTACATTGCAGTCTACGGTGAGATTCCTGGCTTTGGCAAGATTAATCTGGCGCTGTACGTCTCCGACTCGATCGAGAACGGCGTCAAGAACATGCGCAAGAACTTGGAGTTTCGCAGGGATAATTCCGACTTCCTGAAGGAATACATCCCTGAGATTCGATTCACGGATATCCGTTGGGAATTCAAGAATGCAGATGGCAAGGTGTTCATCGTCAAAGGATATGGTGCCAAGACCGGCGTCCGGGGTGCCAAGGAAATGGGCATCCGTCCTCAGCTAGCAGTGCTTGATGACTTGATCAGTGATGAGGATGCCCGGTCGGTGACGGTCATCTCGGCTGTGGAAGACACGGTTTACAAAGCAGTAACCTATGCCCTGCACCCAACCAAGAACATGATTATCTGGTCGGGTACTCCCTTCAACGCAAAGGATCCACTGTACAAGGCAGTGGAATCCGGTGCCTGGAAAGTCAATGTGTTCCCTGTTTGCGAGCAATTTCCATGCCTAGAGGAAGATTTCCGCAGCAGCTGGCCCGATCGATTCACCTTCACCTATGTGAAGACCCAGTATGACGAGGCAATCAAGTTGGGCATGGTGCAGACCTTTAACCAAGAGTTAATGCTACGGATTATGAGCGAAGAAGACCGCATGATCCAAGATGGTGACATTGGTTGGTATAAGGTGGATGCGGTACTTCGTAACAAAAGTCGGTTCAACTTCTACATTACTACGGACTTTGCCACCAGTGAAAAACAAAAGGCAGACTTCTCAGTGATCAGTGTCTGGGCTTACAACAATGTAGGTGACTGGCTCTGGATCGATGGTGTCTGCAAACGCCAGCTCATGGACAAGAATGTTGATGACCTATTTCGACTGGCTCAGACCTACAAACCGCAGTCAGTGGGGATCGAGGTCAGTGGCCAGCAAGGTGGCTTTATTACCTGGGTTCAGGGACAAATGCTAGAACGCAACATTTTTTTCCCGTTGGCTAGTCAGGATAATGGCAGTGAGCCAGGTATTCGGCCTAACACCAACAAGCTGGTTCGATTCAATACCGTAGTGCCCTTGTTTAAGGCACGCAAGATATTTTTCCCGATCGAGCGCAAGACCGAGGCACCAATGGCTGAGGCCGTCAATGAATTGAGTCTAGCTTCGGTGTCTGGTTTCAGGAGTAAACACGATGACTTCATTGACACGATTTCAATGTTGTCGTCATTGACCCCGTGGAAGCCTTCGGAAGAAGCACCGCTGGTGGCCAGTAGTAAGAGTGATGGTATGTGGGATGTTGACGTGGATGACACGGTGACCGATCGCATGGCTTCGTACATTGTTTAAGGAATACCCATGAACCTCCAAGAAATCTTCGATCAGTTGACCTATGGTGAACTCTCCCAACTGAGTATGGGGGGTGGTGAACCCGGTGTCATTGACGTAACCAACTATCCACGGGTCTTGGCACACGTCAACCTGGGGCTGACTGCGTTGTACAAACGCTTTCCTCTAAAGGAGGGCCGACTGTCCCTGCAATTGACGGCAGGGTTGCTGACCTACAACATCAACAACAAGTTCGCTCTAAGTAATGAGGGCTCTGTCGAGCCTGTAAAATACCTACTCGATACGGTGACTTCCCCTTTTGCCAATGATGTGCTTAAGATTGAGCGAGTCCTGACAGACGATGGCGCCGAGCTGCCCATCAATGATCTCTCGAACGTGTATTCGGTATTCACCCCAACTGCGACTGCACTATGCGTTCCTGCTGATATCGTAGCTCAGGTCTTTGAATTACCTGATTGGCTTAAAACGGATAAGCTAGAGCTGGTGTATCGGGCTAATCACCCGAAGATCACCATCGGGCTGACAGCATTTGACCCTACAGCTACGGAATTAGAGTTGCCCGACAGTCATCTGGAACCCTTGCTGTTGTTTGTGGCTAGCCGGGCCATGACACCTATGGGTGCGGGCCAGTTCGAGGGCTTGGCTGGCAACAATTACTTCGCTAAGTATGAACAAGCCTGTCAGCATATCGAGTTAATGAACCTGCGTGTAGATCAAGGCAGCCAAAACACGCGTCTTAGAAATAGTGGCTGGGCTTAACACCAATTATGAATTGGTGGCTAATTACTGTAATTGTATTAATTCCAAATTAATTTTTAGAATTGTTTAATTATCGAAGACAATAGCCCCTATGATTGAAAATACCAAAGCCACTGCCGACAGTTCTCAATTAGAAGCTAAGCCGCTTACCAATTGGGCTAAACCGCCAACAATACTGGAATTGAAACAGGATTTGACAGATGCCAAACCCATTCATGATGCTCAGGTCACGCAAATCAATACATGGTTGGACAACCTGAATATTACTGGTAAGGCCAAGATTAAAACGGCTGAGAGCAATTCCAGTATTGTTCCGAAGTTAATTCGGAAACAGGCGGAGTGGCGTTATGCCGCATTAAGTGAACCATTCCTAAGTACAGATGATGTGTTTAATGTAAATCCTGTGACTTGGGAAGACCGGGGTGCAGCCAAACAAAACCAGTTGCTGCTCAATCACCAGTTCAATAACGTCATCGACAAGGTTCGCTTCATTGATGAGTACGTTCGTGCTGCGGTTGACGAGGGCACGGTGGTAGTTAAAGTTGGTTGGGACTTTGAAGATGAAGAGTACACCGCCAACTTTCCTGATGTGGAATTCCAGGTCAACCCAGCACTGGCACCACTACACCAACATCTGGCTGATCTAAAGGCCAACTCTCCCAGTCAGTATGATACCGATGTGCCGGATGAACTGAAGGAAGCCCATGATTTGACAGAATCAAATGGGCAACCTATTGAACCGGTGATCAAGGGGCAAAAAGAAGAAAAGCGTAGGCGTATTGTCAAAAATGTCCCAACTCTTGAGGTTTGCGACGCGCGCAATGTGGTGTTTGATCCCACTTGCATGGGCGACTACGCCAAGGCTGGTTTTGCTATTGAGAGTTTTGAGTCTTGTCTGGCCACCCTGCGAAAGGATAGTAAGTACAAGAACCTGGACAGCATCAACATCGGTGCCAACTCCATCCTGGGTACTCCAGACCACAACTCCTCACAAGGTACTCAGACCTTCAACTTCAGCGATGAGCCCCGCAAGAAGTTTGTGGTGTACCAGTACTGGGGCTTTCGTGATGTAGATGGTTCTGGCAAGGTTAAGCCAATCGTCGCTGCCTGGGTGGGAGACACTATTATTCGCATGGAAGATAACCCATTCCCAGACAAAGCCATTCCCTTTGTTGTTGAGCAGTACCTACCGGTACGTCGTAACAACTATGGTGAGCCTGATGGTGCTCTGTTAGAGGATAACCAGAAGGTTATTGGTGCTGTAACTCGCGGCATGATTGACATCATGGGTAAGTCCGCTAATGGTCAGACTGGCCTGCGCAAAGACATGTTGGATGTAACCAATAAACGCAAGTTCGACAAAGGTCAGGACTATGAATACAACCCCAATGTAGACCCACGCCAGGGTGTGTACATGCACACCTATCCGGAGATTCCCAACTCAGCCCAGTTCATGCTGCAGCTACAGAACATGGAGGCAGAATCCCTCACGGGTGTGAAGTCTTGGAGCCAAGGCGTTTCGGGTGCCAATTTGGGTGACGTTGCAGTCGGTGTGCGTGGTGCCCTAGATGCTGCATCCAAGCGGGAACTTGGTATTTTGCGGCGGCTGTCTAGTGGTGTCATTAAGATTGGTCGCAAGCTCATTAGCATGAATGCTGTATTCCTCTCTGATCAAGAGGTGGTTCGGGTAACCAACGACGAGTTTGTCAAGATTCGCAAGGATGATCTTTCAGGTAGCTTTGATCTAAAGCTGTCCATCTCCACGGCTGAGGAAGATGATAACAAGGCCCAACAACTAGCATTCCTATTACAGACTGTTGGCCCCAACGCTGACCCCGAAATGGTCAAAATGATCCTAGCTGACATAGCTCGCTTGCGCAAGATGCCTGATATGGCCAAAAAGATTGAGGCCTACCAGCCGCAACCTGACCCGGTGGCTCAGAAGATGCAGGAACTTACTGTTGCCAAGCTTGAGGCGGAAATCGCAGAGATCCAAGCCAAAACCCAGAAGACTTTAGCTGATGCTGGTTTGGCTGGTTCCAAGATAGGCACTGAGCAAGTCAAGCAAGGTCACCTGAAGTCCATCACAGACCTGGCTGACCTAGATTTTGTTGAACAAGAGTCAGGTGTGAAACAAGAGCGAGGTCTGCAAATGGCTGGGGAACAAGCTAGAGGCAATATGCAATTGAAGGCAATGGACCAACAAATGGCACGAGAAAATAATCAACATTCTTTATTAAAAGACTATTTGAATAGCAAAGCAGCTAAAACCTGATATATTCGGGGCAATCAATTAAATCAATTGAATTAATCTATTAACTCTGGGAAGCACTGGTAGAACAATGAGCAATGAAACAATTCAGTCAATTGAACGAAATATTAAGCAAGCGAAGGAGGCAATTGAGTTTGGTAATGCCTTAACTCGACTACGCGGTAATAAGGACTTCAAAACAGTGATTTTGACTGGCTACTTCGAAAAAGAAGCAGTCCGGTTGGTTCACTTGAAAGCTGATCCGAATATGCAATCAATGGATATGCAACGAGCAATCATGGCATCAATAGATGCTATTGGTGCATTGACTCAGTATTTCACAACTGTTGCTTTTAAAGCGTCTCTAGCAGCTAAGTCGGCAGTTTCCGACCAAGAAGCTCTTGAAGAACTCTCTGTTGAGGAACTGAACAATGGCTGATCCAGTCGCAAAACCAGAAGACCAGGTTTCATATCTGGATATGTCCGACGAGGACATGCTGAATGCTGTTCCTCCCAGTGGGGTACCGGCTGTTGAAGCTGTAGCAGCACCTGCTGAACAGGATGTAGTAGCTGCACCCGCCCAAG